TATGCCCCATACCTGGTTTGCAGGCACCGTTACTGAGTCAAGTGCCGGAGGCACGGTAGAAGTGGTCAACGACTGTACCGAGGTACTCGCAAGGTACATGTTGCCGTCCGTTCCCATTGTGACCGCTCTGAACTGATAGCTTGATAGATCCATGCCCGCGACATATGACATATCGAGGACGGGTGTATCGCCGACCATTAGAACTCACCTCGTGATGCGGCTAGGTTGTGATTAAGGACTTCCTTGTACCCTTCTGGGTCTGCGTGCACAACGTCGGTGTACGCCTGTTCGTACGTTATCCCTGCTGATTTCTGTAGTGCTTTGGCTTCTGCATCCCACCTAACAAGTGGGTTCGATGCGTCGCCTTCGAGCGAGCTGCCGTATTCTGCGAACAGGTCGCCTTTTCTAAGCATTTCCTCGTGAGCGTCAAGAAGGTGGATAAATGCTTGGAAGGACTTTTCTGGAAGGTAGTCTGCTGCGTCTTTCATCAAATTGACGAAATCAGCACCTTTCGCAATACGGGTGTACTGCGCTGCCTTCGCAAGAAAAACCTCTTCACGCTTTTGCTCTTCCATCTTGGCGATGCGCTCGTCCTTCTCTACGAGGGCCTTCCATATCGGACGGACGGCCTTTTGCACATCTTCAGGTAGAAGATCAAGGTCTTCCTCTTTCTCGATCTTTTCGAGGGTTTTTTCTATACTCTTTTTCATTTTCGTTGCCTTTGATTTCTGAGCGCCGTCTCCATCGCAACCGTCATCATCGTCGTCGTCATCATCAGTAGGCTTCGCTTTCTTAGTGCTGGCTTTCTGAAAACCTGCGATAGACGAGATCTCATCAAAGAAGTTTGCGGGGAGTTCTTCAGCAACAGATTTAGCAAGAGTGACCATGGCCTCTCCTACTTCCATCGCCTCAGGTTGTAGCCCAGGAATCCCTTTTTCTATTTTGTCCGCCAGTCCTTCCTCGTGATAATTTTTAAGGACGTCGATAGCGAACGCTGGTTCTTGTGTTTCTTCCATAGAATTAGATCCTGGTGCGCGTTTTAATTCTGACTTGACCAAATGAAGTTTCTTACGGTTCGCCCCGCGTGTTACGAGGTGAACGGAATTAACCTCAGTATCGACAAGTTCAGTATCTTTTTCAAGAGTAGCTACGCTAAGTGCGTCATTCGCTTCAGCTTTATCGTTCACTCGCGCCTTGTTACCCTTTAAAGTTAGGTTACGCTTTTACGCGCACACCTGTTCCGTCGATGCTATACGCGCCGAGTTCTCCGCTCTGTGCGCGTTTCCAAAGTGCATCGTTTAGTTTCGTGAACAGCACCCAGGAGCCTTTCGTGATGTGTTCGCCATCGACGACCATATCAACGGGCGCGATGAAGCTCTCCACAGGCGTCGCCTCGGACGGACTCAGTTCTTTCTGATGGTGGAGTCCTATTCTACCGGCATTGGCGAGATAATTCTGCGCGACCTTTCGCAGTTCATCGGGGCGTATAAAGTCCCCCTGCGTATCGGTCTTGCAGACAGGTCCATTGCACGGTTCATAGACAACACCCCACACTAGATGGTCTGTCCCTTTCAACAGGCGCGCGGTGTAGTGCCAGGCCGCTGCTTGCTTTTGTATCGGTTCAAAATTCTCCTGAGAGTATTTAAGCGTTACTTGTTTTTTGACGTTAATCTGGCTTAATTTCTCAGGACGTTTTATCAGTTTTTTCGGTATCTAGCTTCGAGAGCCTTTGATACCTGATATCTCTTCCTTTGCAGCTCATCCTTGGTTCGCGGGGTATATAGTGAGTTTGGATGAGGCAGTGTAAATTCAACTTCTCTATCTAACGCTTTTTTCACCGTGTGGCCGAGTGCGATTATTGGAAGCTTATTACCGCTTTCAATCTTTTCGATCTCATCTGTGAACCAGGGTTGCCACTTCTCTATTTCTTCGGCAGTTGGTTCTCTGACTTTGCCGCCTTCGTCTTTTAGCAGATTCGGGACAAGATAGGTAATAGCAACGTCGTTTCTCGTAAGCCCTAATGGAGTCAGGTATTCGTCGTTGAATGTCTTGCCTGTGGCCCCTGCCAAAGCGGTTTTTCTGATAGACTCCATGATGCCTGGCGATGCTGCGACGAAGGTAAGTATAGGTCTTTGTCCTATGTAGGTCGGAACATCTGCTTTAGATATGCCTTTGCCGGATTTCAGTTTCATGCAGTTGTCCGCTACCTTCTGACAATCAGGATGTAAGTCCCCATCGCTTGCTTTTGAGATATTATCCGGCGCGTCTTCACCTATGTCTTTGTAGTATGAACGCAGAGTGGCTTTCATGCTGTTTAACTCGTCAGGGGGTATTCCGCTTGATTGATTAATTCTTCCTGCTGCGGCGCCGAGTGCTGCGCGACTTATCTGGAACTTACCATTGATTATGTCAGCTACCGGGAATTTATAACCTTTAATGTTATCAGCATTGTTTGGGTCGTGATACAAGAATCCCTTGCCGAACTTCTGCCAGTTTACATTGTCCTTATCCGGACCCCCGGCCCATGCTAAAAGTCTTTTCTGTGCTGCACCGGCATCCCAACTACCAGTTGAAGCGATTGGGGCGTCCTGCTTGCCGTGAGCCGTCTTTTCCATTTCTTCTTTATCCATTTTACTTTTACCTTGTTGTACGGGTGTAGATTGCTCTGGACCTGACCCAGATGCTTGGGCTTCACATGCTTCGTCCCCTTCTGCACACGTTTCCGGTTGTAGTTGCGGTGGTGCAGGGGGCGTTAATGGTTTCTCATTCGTAGGTAACGGTATCGGCGTTATGTCTGCCGGTATCGGTTGTTTCTCTACCTCTGCATTTACTTCGGCCTGTGTATTTTGTGCCTGTCGTGCTTCTGTAGTCTGTGCTTGAGCAGCAGTTTGAGCAGCGCGTGCCTTTGCACTTGCTCGTCCGCCGGCTCGAGGTAACGCTTGCCTGTGTAAGTTCTCCATTACGTGCGGAGGTACATACTGCCTGACGCCTTCTAAAAGTGCGTCCATGTATTCCTGGGAATATTGCTTAGGTTTGGATTCCTTTTCAACAGCGATTTCTTCTTTCATTTTTGCTTTGTTACCAATTTTAAAAATTCCACATCGGTCTTTGCGCCTTTACTAAGATTGCATTTTGCGCAACTTAGTACAATATTTGTGATATCATTAGAACCTCCGCGAGATATTGGAATCTTATGCTCTATGTGAATCTCTCTGTCAAATGATGCATAAAGTAATTCACCGCAATAATAACAGAATCCTTCTTGTTGTTCAAATAACTCGTTTAGCTCTTTAAAGGTGAATGTGCCGCCATTACCTTTTTTCCGGGCCCGGTAGTTATGTATATAGTTCAGATGTCTATCATGATTCGCTTCACGTGACTTACGCGCATATTTCAGAGCCTTGTCGGGATTTAAAGAGAACCAATCTCGTGAACTTTGGAGGCATTGCTCACATTTTGCGAATAGATTAGATTCTAACGGCTTGCCACATCTGATACAGCATCCTTCTGGAGGTACTTTTCTATGCGTGCGTATCCATTCGCGTTGGTAATTTCTGTTGTACTCTATCCATTTGGGTTGCTTACGATAATTGCGATAACTCTCGCGGCATGCACTACACTGTTTAAACTTCGCGTCTTCAGCTTCTCGACCGCATTTAGAACACTTCATTGCTGATCCTCATAGGATTCAACAGCTTGGTTTTCCATTTGTAGGTTGTTTCCTCTTTATCTTATCGTGCTAAAAAATATGCCAGCGTCGTTATATAACAGACCGCTATAAGCGCGGCGATTGAAAATATCACATACGCTTTAGTTTCTTTCATAACTCAATCCCTTCATCTTTTGCCATCTGCTTGATTGTTCCTAACGATTTTTTTATTAATATGAGATCGTCTGGGATTGCTTCATAAATCGCTAGAAGCTCTTTACCTAGTTCTTTAAGACTCGCCATTATCTCACATTCCCTTTTTAACAGGTCTTGGGACTTTCTTGGCCTGTGCCGTCCTGAAAAAATCAGCTTCAGACATTTGCGCTCCGTCCATAGTAAAGCCTGAGTCTATAGTCATTGCTCCTAATGGATTCGGCGCGGGCATCGCTGGGCCTTTTTCAGCTAGAATGCTATGTGGGTTAGATGATGTGATAGGTGCGGGTCGTCTAGTCATTTGCTTTTCTATTCGTTCTAATTCATCTGGTGAACTTTGTCGTGGAGCAGTCCTGGTATGCCGCTCCATTTCTTCATCGTGCAGCATGAGAAGATAAACGAGGGCAGTTTCATTAGAAATCGGGAGTTCGGAATAGACCGCTTTTTCTGCTGCTGATACTCCATTGCGTGTCAATAATGAACTCCGTATTCCATCGAGCATTGCATACCAGTGGATTAGGTTCTCTCCGGTTATTTTGATGGTGACTGGTTTAAGATTACGACGCTTTGCGGCCTTTTGGCTTTTTTTCATTGCGTCTTCGATGACCTTTAACTCAGCTTCCTCTCGTTTTTCTTGATCTTGTTTAAGGAGGTCTAATGCGCTATCGCTACCCAGATCAGTGAATGGATCGGCAGCATCTTCAGTTTCTTCCGGTTTCGCACGAGACATTGCGAGCCAGCTATAGTTATCCGGCTGCACTTCAATCTTTTCGGCGTATACGTCGGGTTCTTCAATAGCCGGTACAACTTGTTTCGCTACCTCTGTTCTATCAACGTGCTTTATGAGTTCTGCACTAACATCATCTTCTTTAACGGCTTTCTTTTTTGGTCTTCCTTTCTTTTCTTTTGATTTTACCATATCTACCCCTCCTAGAAATGAAGTACATAATGTGAGACTAATATCCAGAAGATTGTCCAACTAACGAGAACGACTAGGTTGATAATTCCTTCTCTGTGTGACGGCTTACCTACCGCCTGATTGAGCACGTCGTTTAATTCTCGTTTTTCTTTTCTCGTAAGTGGTCGCGTATCATCGCCTTGCTGAACTACCGACATATTGAGTAAATCTTCCTTCTTAACGACGATAGCTTTAGGATCATCAAGACCGAAATCTTGTGGATCATTCCATTCATTTTTTATTCCCATGGTTGCGGCCATCCTTTAATTGGCATGTATCTCTCGAAACGGACAATTACTAATGTGCATCTTGAGCTGGCGCTTTAGTTCCGTAATCTCTTTTTCAAGTCGTTCAACCTTAACTTCCAACAGTTCCTTTGCCATTTTTCTTTCGCTTCTTTTTTGGTTTAGTCCCTTGTAGATACGCAACTGATATGTCTTCACTTGGCCTGTTTACGTGTACATCGGTAGTAGTCGGTTGTTGTTTTCTGATTCTTTCAGACTTAGCAGACCGCTTTACCGGACCAGGAGTTTGAATGACAGCTCGTGGTGGCTTTCCTCTGAACGGCGTCTCTTCGTTTATCCTCTGGTTTCGTTCTCTTGATCTCTGAGCTGTTTGTCCAGGTAATAACGAATCCACCGGAGTCGCCTCGTCGCCTTCCGGTTCAGGTTCTTTTGGAAGTCCTACCATATCCCACAGGGCGTTTCTAAATTGTACGTCGTTTGGAATCTCAACTCCGCCACGCGCGACGTTGTTTAAGAATATCCCGACATCGCTTATCAATGCAGTATTTACATCGCCGTGAACGAGCTTAGGTAATGTTTCTGGGTTCACGTCTGGATTAAGCTGTGCCAAGCGAGGTACTGCGTATGAGTTAAAGACCTGACAGATTGAATCGAGAATCGTTGAAATCGTCATCGCAAACATATCGTTCTTGGTTTGTGCTAGAGCATATGACCCTATGGCGTCTTGACCGAGCATCAACCAGTCAGCGGCCTGCGTCATAGCTATCCACTTAGAGAACATCTGGATAATGCCAACGATATCAAACTGCCTCTGCGATTGCGGGCCGATGAGCTGAACGTCATACATCAGTCCGCCGCCATCTGCTGATGAATAGTTGTTAGACGGTAGTACAATGCCCTCGTCCTGGTTCCGCTTTAGGTTCCTGACGATGCGCGTGAGTGTGGTCATCATAGACTGAGAATTAGCATCTACTCCTGTTATTATCTCACCCGGGGCCCGTATAATTGGAACACCGGCCAAATCACGCTCGAGGCCGGTCATCATTATTTCCTCAGCGAGTTTTTTGAACATATAGGTTCTGTATGCGCCGCGAAGCATCGAGACGCCTTCGGGATTGGATTTACGCGGTTTGACTCTGAAAAGCAGTAGTTTTTCTATCGGTATCTCTGTGATTATAAAGTGAGGTGGTGCGAGTTGCCTGAAGCCTCGTACTCCACCGTTAACGTCAAAGTCCCAGTTTAACAATGTCTCTTGGGCCCTTGTAGCGAACTTTCTCCACCCGACACGGCCATCGTCATAATTTGAATCTATCGTACTATCCTCTGGATGCGGGCCCTCTCTCTTTTTATACACTATCTCCGCGAGATGATACCCGAAAATAAACATGCTGAGAATTTCTGATACGAGGTCTTGTGGATTAACGCTCATATCTTCCCAACACTCTTCGTAAAATTGAAGTGCTTTTAAGTCCTCATCTGATGCTCCGGCTGTTTCCCACCACAAGTTTACGCTCCTAACGCTCATTTCTACGGCGTAAAAGATGGACGAGATAATAGCGTCCATCGTGTACATCTCTTTGTACATCCGGACGCCGCGAGTGTATTGCAGCTCAGTTAACCATTCTTCATATACATACGGGGGTATGTACATCAGGCCGGTAGTGCCGTACTCTGCGAAGTAGTTAATTTGAGCAGGATGTCCGGGGCTGGATGGGCCGACTCCCATTAGGTCACCTGAACCTAGAGTAGGCAAGCCTTGAGGTGTAAACGGCTGATCCTGAAGGTCAACTAATTTCTTTACGTCTTCAGGAGTTTGATTCGCTTTGGTAAAATTAGTGAGTGGAGAGTTCTCGTTAAATGACGTTATACCGTTAGTTTCTTCTTTTTTCGAGGGCATTTATGTCTTGTTACCTATTATTTAACACTTCTAAAAATTCTTCGTCTGTTTTATCATGCTTACGAAAATTACATTCCGCACAGCTTAATGCTATATTTGAAATATCGTTTGAACCGCCTTTAGAAATAGGAATCTTGTGCTCGATGTGATAAACACTATTCAGTGTCTTATAAAGGAGCCCCCCGCAGTAATAACAGAAACCGTTTTGCTTGTGCCAGAGATCATGTAGTTCTTCGGCAGTGTGAGAGCCACCATTGCCTACTATATTCGCGCGACGGTTGTGCCAATATGCTCTATATTCTTCTGGATGCTCTTTCTGGTATTTTCTGCTTGCCGCTGGCCGCCCACATTCATATGAACAATACTTATGCCGCGAACTGGTAGGAATAAAGACATTTTCGCAGTCTTTTGCAGCACATACCTTAGGTTCAAATTTTTTTGGCTGGTAATGTTTTAAGTGGTATTCGCGCTTCCGTTTGGCTATCTGCTCTTTCTTTTCGAGTTGGCGCTGACGATTTTGTTCCGTCATCTGTTCTTTGTTATCTTGATAATACTGATGACTGCTGCATTTTTTTGAGCAATATTTTTGATTGTGTTTGGTTGGATTAAACACATTCTCACAATCTATGGCCTCACATTTTTTAGGTGGTGCGCGACGGCGGTTCTTTGTGCGTACATACCAAGCAAACTTTCCTTTGCTGCGAAAGTGCTGCCTGTTGCCACATTTTGCTGAACAATAGATTTGGTTGCGGTTAGTTGGTACGAATACAACGTCGCAGTCATCCGCGTAACAAATTCTTTTGTTCATGTCTTAACCTGGTAGTGTTGTCCCCTCACCTTCTCCAACAATAACTGGGGTGTATGCCTTGCCTGCCTTTTCTTTTCTTTTTAGACACCACCATGTGGCCATACAGACTGCGAATACTAGGTCGTCGTGGTCGCCTTCACGCCAAGATTCATAGCTTTCGTGGCGGGTCCGTTCGTTAATCTTAATCCTAAAGTTCTCAATCTCAGTACGAAGGACGTCTTTATATTCAGTCGAATCGTCAATTTTTAATATTCCTTTCGCGAGCAGCATCTTGGCGCTACTCACTAAGTCTTTTTTCGGTACGTTCCATACCCCATTACCGAAGTTAGCATGAAAGCCGCCGGTGACGTTTACTGGCACGACCTTAAGACGTTCTTCACGAAACATATCTAAAATAGCGCGCCCTACGCCTGTCGCGTCGATGATGAGCCCAACTCTCGCGCTCGCCATTAGTTTTCTAACCAGCGTAGCGGTCCAGCGCACGATCTCAGGATACGGTGTGTTCAGCGCCAGGCGGTTGCAGTACCTGACATGGTACGTTTCTGCTGTTGGAATAAACGGAATTGGCTTAGATGGCTTTCCGGTAGAATCGCCGATGCCTACCATTTCAAAAGCATCGCGGCCTGTTTTAGGTGGCGGAACCGCATAGGTCTCTGTGTGCTCTAAGACAACGCACGCCGTATAGTCTCGTGACTGACCCAAGTCTAGCGCCACAAAATACGTAAACTGTGTTTCAGTCTCCACTTAAATACTCCACCCTAAGCCTTCCATGCCGCGTTTATGCTGTACGCTAGGTAGCGGAATATCAAGCTCACCGTCTGCGGTAAATAACGGCTTGACGTCGCTGCTAAACGCGTTTTCAATCTCGTCGAACGTAAAATAACTATCAACGTTTTCTTCAAAGGAGCACATATACTCCTGCCGATACCACCTTTCACCTAGCTTTTGTTTTTCTTCAGCTAGAAACGCAGGAGTCATCCACGGACATTGTTCTGTTGATACGGTAATCCCCTGCCAAAAGGTTTTATCTGCGTGTTGTTCCCAGTCCGTCCACTCATCAAAGAAGAACCCACGTTTTCCGAACGGCGTAGAAAGTAAGAACATCCGACCTCTTTTATGGTCGAGCATTGGTCTAACACGCATATACAACTCGTCTTTAACTAACGCTGCTTCGTCTATTACCAGGAGGGTTACGTTATGATACCCCAGCACCGTCTCAGGTGAACTTGGTAGCGAAAGAATCCGTGAACCGTTTTCAAGTTCTAATCTGTGTGCTGATTCTGATTTTGAGTATTCAACTTGTATATCGCTTCGTAGTTGTTTATAAAATCCTGTTACCTTTCTAAAGAGCTCCATTGATTGCCGGTCTGACCGTGAGAACAGAAGAATAAAGGCGTCTGGCGTATAGAGCGCGTGATGGAGCGTAAGTATGGCAGTTAGAATACTCTTACCTGCGCCACGCGGACAGTTCATGATAACCCTGGGATGCTTACTGTGTAGTAGCTCCGACTGCCAACTAACGGGACTAAAGCCGAACTGCCGTGCGAAATTAACCGGATCTATGCCCAAAGCTACAGTTCTGATCTGGTCTTCGCTTAGACCTTTTACTTCTTTTTCGATGTCTGTTGCCATGTCGTGTTACGTTTCGACCTGTGCGCTTGCCCTTGAATACCTGGCTTTTCTCTCCACCTGTACGATATGCGTGGCTACTACCTTACCCTGCGACATACAGTTGTAACACCACTCGTTCTTTAATGAGCACCAAAGATGGCAGCTTTTTTGATTCACTTGATAGCTGTTCTCTTATCAAAATCCGTCCTAAGCTACGTTTACCGCAAGTCCTGAGCTTGAGCCCCCATACGTTGAGTTGCCTGCGAATGACACGTAATACGGCCTGGGAGCTGCTGATTCAAATGTTGTCTGGAAAGTAAGCGTTGAATACGCGAACTTATCCACATATTTAACTCCGTTTAGATAGTGGTAGATCGTCACGGGCACCGGAATCGCTTTTCCGTTTGCGATTACTTTAGCAACGAACGTAACCAACTGACCCACTTTTGGAGTAGCAGTATCACAAGTAAGAAAGCAGCTAGTCGGTGTCGCTGGATTGGGAGTTGGCGTCGGATTCGGTGTAAAGTCTGACTGAGTAATGTTGGTCCAGCAATCACTCACGCCGCCTGGAACGAAATTAGAGTACGGGCACCACCAAAAGCCCCCAGCACCGAAGCTTGCGCCCCAACTGTTTTTACTATAGAACGCTCCTACTGAACCGTCCCAATTCCCAGTGTGGTTGTCATCGTATCCGATAAAAACATTGGCATGGCCGCCTGCTACGCCACCAGAGGGTTCGGGCATATTACCACTCGGACCCATATCGAAGAATGATTCGTAGACGGTATATCCGTACATCACGGGATAATCTGGCCTTATCACATCATTTGGCGCGATTGCTGCCTTTATGTTGGCTATTGTGGTTGTTGAAACGCTTGCGTCTAATCTAGTGGCTACTGTGGTTAGGTCTTTTTTAGCATCGTTCAAAACGTTTTGTGGAACAGGCGTGCCGAGTTGTGCCGTATAAGGAAACTCTGTTTCAGGTGCTACGCCAATGTTTTCAAGAACCCACGCCATAGTTGATAGAGTAGACCCAACATCCTGCATCGGGTTTCCATCGTGAGCAAGAGCGCATTGGTAGAGTTGCATCCGGGAGCCGTTGAAGTAGCTACCCATTGCGGTATAGCTTCGTATCTTGTTTGCGTTATCACCTGCGTTTGCTGTGCAGCTTCCTAAGTTACCTTGGTCCTCAACGGGAGTCCCGTCTTTGATTATATAAGAACTAGGCAGTGCCGCTTGCTGTTCACGCGTTAAAAGCAACTTGGCATCGGCGTGTGCTGGGTCTCGCAAGCAACCCATGTAATACCGATGGCCGTTCGGGTGGTCGTAATATACTTGTGTCATTTCTTATCTCCTATAAAGCCAATATAAACTTCGTCGTCAGGTTCTTCTGCAAATTTTTTCTTTAATACTTCACCAAATGTCAGAGTGTTGGGTGCTGTAGTCGGTTTCAGGTCGGGTCCAAACATTTGGTGCTAGATCCGCTCCAGCTTCAGATCCCTTAGGTTCCCAATGCTCTTTGCTCAGTTCTTCCCGTCTACCTGGTCTAGATAATCTATTTTCCATCATCTTCAGGCTTTCGTGAACCCTTCGTAATCTAAACAGCGTTCGTGCTTTACTGTCGGTTACTGTAGAGAGATTTTCGATAATTGAATCTAATTCTTCGACATTGCGACGTAGAATATACCCCTCAGTATTCTGCTCATCTTTATCCATTTTCTACCTCACTGCACGTTCACACCCAATGGTGCGTTAGAGGGTGCGAACTGGCCGTTTCCGGCGAATGACATATAGTATGGTCTCGGATCTGCTGTCGTAAACGTTGTTTTAAACGTTAGCGTTGAGAAAGAGTTTGGTACTGCTTTGCTCGGTGCGTCTATGTACTTAATGCCGTTGAGGTAATGATACACTGTTACCGGGACTGGAATCTCTTTGCCGTTGCTCATTACTGTAGCAGTAAACGTTACCGGAGCGTTTACCTTCGGGTTTGCATTGTCTACAGTTAGGAAGCATTGTGTTGCTACTGCTGGATCGGGCGTTGGTGGTGTAGGCGTCGGTGTCGGTGTTCCACTCGCTCTTTGTAGTATGGGCGTCATGTTCGCCGGATATTCTGCCATCAAATCTGTGAAAATATCTGGATATGCGAAACCTCCTTGGTAGTACCACATCTGAACTCCGGCGCAGGTAACTCCTTGCGATTTCATCGCATCGACCATCTCAAGATACGTTTCTGCTGTAGCACCATAGTCAGCCTCGCACCATGTTCCCGGTAAAAGACCAACCTCAAAGCAGCCAGCGTCCTTATTGATGCCTGCCTCCGTTCCAATTTCACTTGCGCTGAGCATTGCGCTACTTGTGTATGCTTCAAGCCAGCAGTTGATTGTGCCTGGCTTTATTGTACAAGTCGGTGTAAGAGTATTCCCACTCCAGATGTCGTTATTATTTGTGGGCCCTCCAGTTCCTTCACCGCCGTATGTTCCGGCTACTAGTTTACCTGGTGCTGCCTGCATGATAGTACACATCTCAGCCCCTGATTCACTTTCTCCAATAGCCCACTGCACGCCAGAACTCGCAAGCTGTTGGTAGTAGGCAAGACTCCAGTTTGAGCTTGTTCCATCGTTTGAGTTATTGATTCCACAGCTAGCATGATTCGCAGCGCAGTCTGAGATAAACGATGAATCTGGATACGCACCGTCACCAACGACCTGCAAGAAATCTACTATACCTAGCGCTTTTAACGGCGCGACTGACTTAATCAACGTCGGTTGCGGTACTGGCGTCGTTGACACCCTTTTTAGTTTATACGGTGTTGGGTTTGTATCGCTTGAAGCGGCAACCCCGTAGACCATTTTTTGTGTAGCCATTTTAACCTCCATTTAACAACTTATACCGGACAATTTACCCCGTTTCATAATTCAAGCTTGTTTTGACAATTTCGGTATATCAAAGGCCGATACGGTCTTAGTTTCCTTACTTTGCCGGACATTATTGCTCAGATTCTTTATCATTAGAACCTTCAGCAATATCCATAAGTTTCTTAGAAAGTTCCATCCTTTGCTCAGGTGTTACTGTAGCGTTGATGGCTTCTATTAGGTGCAGTGCTTTATCCGAGTTCGTTTTGATTTCGCCACTCAATTCTACTTGTTTCTTATCAAGACCGTGTGTTTTCCATACTGCATTTACAACAGCGGTTAATCGTTCTGTAGCTGCGTATGGGCCTGGGTTATCAGTTTGCATCTTTTTCCCCAGTCGTTCCAGAGAAGCAACTGCAATATCAGTAACTTGGTCCGTTATTTGCTCAATTTGGCCTTTGTGTCTTTTCCTTCTTTCTTCTTCAAGATACTCGTCATAGGCTGCGGCGCGCTCTACCCAGCGGTATTTAGAGCTCCACCTGTCTAGAAGCGACCTACTTTTGCCACATTTGTGTACCACTTGATTGAGCGAACGTGTAACTCCTAAGTCTCTATAAACGCAAAATGCTTCATATGCCTTAGAGGATTCTTTATTTTTTATGCGTCGCCATGGTTCGGGCATGATAATTGTTAATCTGGATTAATCTACTTTAACCTTAAAAGCCTGTACTGCATCGTATTCATCCTTCAGTACCATAAGCGTGGTAACGAGCATTTCATATTCTAAAAGTAGTGTATCTTCCAGAACGCGGTCTTTCAGACCAAATATTCTAGTTTTTTCCCGTTCCAGCTCTTCGCTTAGGAATACAAAATTGCTTTCCCAGTGTCCATCATGCACCCTGGACCAGTGTTTGATTATTGCTTTAGCTTGGGCCTCAGCTTCGGGAGTCTCAAGGAAGCCTTTTTCTATTTTTTCTTTTTCTCTGGATATATGAATGAGCTGTGTTCTTGAGACTCCTTTTATCTCTCTTTCGATTTTGCTGAGCTTGAATAGGATGTTGGTAAACAGCGTGCGCTTATTATTGTCTTCGATATCGTTCTGGACAGAGATGAGACGACTTCTAATGCCGTCGGCTTCTGGTAGCATGCTACAAGTGGACACTCTTATCTCACGTGGAGAATGGTTTTTATACTACTTACGTTTTGCTTGTTTTTTGGGATTAATCTGGATTAATTTTATGTTGTTGTTAAGATGATGTACATTATGATTGTATAGAACACGGCCATGCCGACTAGCAATATGATGGCGTCAACAGGAGTCATTTTTCTTCTTTTTTGTCCCACTTTACTTGACTGTCGTTCCGTACCCAATGATTCTTACAGGTTACAAAATATGCAGAATAACCATAGTCCCCTCCGCCTAATCTACGTGTCCATTGTATTTTCTCCCCGCATTCCTTGCACGTTCCCGTATCTTTATATGGATTCTTTTCTGATTCGGTCATTTTTCAATCCTCATTTTCCTTCAAACATAAAATGGCCTAAAAGTCAGCGTGAACTCGGCTACTCCTTCATCATCGACCCGCATAGTTATAAAATGATATCCGGCGTGATTAGCCATTCGCTTACTTCGCATCCATTTAGATTGCGTCGATAACGCTCCACCGCTTACCGCGTGAATATTGCGTTCAAAGAAGTACCCTTGTTTGTGCGCGTGACCCATTAGTAGTACGTTAGGCTTTTCTCCACCTGTGATACTGTTTCCTGTGATTGTTATGGTGTCACCTTGTCGCATCACCCATGTTCCTAGTTCAGTAGTTGGACACCACACGTCTTCTACTGTTTTTCCGATTTCTTTTATAGCAGAGATCATCCTGTGCGGTTTCCTGAGCATGGTAGTTCTACAATTTATCTTAGTATCCCCATTCATTTTTTTAGATACTCTTTTGGTAGTTCCTACTGCTACCCCTTCCAAAAAACATGCGAGTTTAAACGCCTCATTTAAAGTCCCAGGATTTTGAGCGAATACGATTGTTCCACCTGGGTTAGGTCTATCTTTATTCTTGACGTGTGCACCTTCCCCGTAAACCATTCCAAGAATAAATCCTTTCCTTTCCGAGGATGTCATCTCCATTACTTTATTTATTGAATCTTCCCGGTTTATCCAATCTAGATGCTCTTTTATCGCTAATCCCCCGCCATCTGGACCTGGCGCTGCTTGTATTATACGGGGCCTCCGCCAGTTACCTGATGCTTCGTCTATAGAGACCAAGCCTTTATACGTCCGACTATAACGTGTGGGGACTACACTATTCTTATTTCTCCCGGCCCTGTGTTCAATAGTCATAGCCCATTTATGGTCTCTAGTTACCCTCACTCTAAAAAAATCATTTTTGTACTCTACTACTTCTGCATCGTTGTATCGGTTTATTGCTGTTAATCTAGTCCACTCACATCTTTCAGTTTCATTGTTGTAGCCTAGTACCAAGTCCCCAACATTAATTTCATTATATTTTTTCCAACCGTCTTTCGTTAGTATCTCGCTGTCTAAAGGAACGCACTCAATAAGCTTCTGAATTCGATATGAAACTGCATATGAACTTCCGTCCTCACCGTGGAATACGCGTATTATTATTCCTTTGATAACTATATCGCCTTCATCGCGTCCGATATATTCAGCATTTGGGACTGAGTCGCATATATCTTTTACAATATGAGCCCCGATTGATTCGTACCACCTGTCATGGTTGCCGTCGATTACATAGGTAGGGAACGGTATTTTTGCTAGTTGTTCCTCGGCGTATTCTTTTTGTGCCGCGTAGCCGATGTGTTTGAGCTCGTAGAGTAAATTGTATTTCCTTGAATCCATGCCGTGCGTGAGGTCACCGCCAAATATACAAAACTGGGCTTTCTTTTCCTTGCAGGTTTTGATGAAATCGTCTAAAAACGCTTCGTGATAATAGATACTTCCCATGTGAGAATCAGTAAAAAACCCAAAGCGTATCTCTTCCCCGGTATGGTCAATGTTTACCTTCGGAGGTGTTACAGTAAACTCATAGACGCCTTTGCCTTTGCTTATTGCCTTTAATTCATCATGAGTATATTTATCATAAATGCCCTCTAGATAACGGGCTTCGCGTTTCTTTTTCCTGCTGAGCCGCTGCCATTCAATTTGGCGTTCCTGTTCATGTTCCCGGTGCTGATTGCGGTATTCTCTACTTTCTTCCCGGCACGTGTCGCACGTCTTGAAACCTTTTGTCTCTACAAGTCTACCGCAGCGAGAGCATTTCTTAGTCACAATGCGGCTCCTCGTCATAACAGACTAAAGAAGGGTCTTCGCCGTCTGGCAGACGCACTTCATCATTCCTACATACAAAAATTTTCTCAATTATTTGTACCATGTAATATTTTCCTGCATTATACGGGTGTACCATAACCGCGTGCGGAGCCAATAGCATGTAGGCAATTCGTCCTTTATATTTGGTATTTAAATGATCCCAGTCCGGTTCGTCATACTCTCGCGTATATACGAGCCTGTACAATTCGTCGGAACTAAATCTAGCTTTTTGCATCTACTCCCCTAACTGCCTGTGCCGATCTATCTTCTCGCGGAACCGCTGCTCACCGAGTTTTTTAAGCTGCCAAAAGTCCCACCCCGCCCGTTCACACATTAAGACGCACTGGGCCAGCAGGTCAGACATTGCTATCTGCGATTCTGCGTTATAGATTCGGCTGCGTCGTTTGTCTTCCTTATATCGATTCTCATAGGATAGCATCTTTGCCAGGTCCCCAAGCTCGTAGGTCATTATGGGTAACTGCTCAAGGCACGTCTTTTCGTGCGTGTGATAACTAGACAGCGGTTTGGGCCTCGGATAAATCATGGTTTAGTTCCTTTTCTTTCTCCACTTGTAAAGCCAACCTGGACGAAAGTGCGTTAAGTTCCTGCGCGATTGATGAAGTCTAAAAAAAGGATTGTAGCCAGTCATTTACATGCTCTTCGTTCTCGTAATGCAGCCACTCGGTGAGTATCTTCTCGATAAGCTCTTCATCATCGGTTTCGGCAAAGTAGTCCCGCCTGGAACGTATCTCTTTAAGGAGTTTTTTGGTTTCTGGACTGTATTTCGTAGTTTCCATTTTTAACCCTCATTTGCCGCGTCGCCACGGCATTCTTTTTCTGCTTGATATGCGTCGTTTATCTTATATGCACTAATCATATAGATGCACCCGACACAGACTGCATCGGTTAGTCCTTTGAATCCTGGGAGAATAACAAAAGCGCCTAGGTACGGACAGCTACCATCGAAGACATAACAATACTCTGCTTGCATGTTTCCTATAGAAAGGTCAGTCATTCTTCACCTGTTAACGTCATATTTATAATGCGATTGCGGAAAGAAGGGCACCAGCCGGTCCAGTCGCACTCACGTCCTAACTTACAATTTGTTTCTTCTTTATCGAAATACTTACACAAACGACACGATTCAACTGAAGGTTTCAATGTATCCACCACTGTAAAGCTATAACGACCAATTCCGCGCTAATGACTGAAAACATGATTACTAGAAACTCAACCAACAGCTCTTTTCCATTCATTTTTATAGATTACACAGACCCAGTAAAGTTCACAGAACGTCTCACAATAGCTGACCTCGACCGTCGTACGAGTGAGCGGACAAGCGACGACCTTTTTACTCATTTTGGAGCTCTTTTTAGGTTATAGCGATATATGAAATCGGCGTAGATTATGGCATGACACCTAGTACAAAACGAGTGTAGGTGCCACCTTTGGGGGGATTTCCATAAGACTTCGGCCAGGTCTCCATCAGCTATAGGATTTCCGCACTTTTCGCATGCTCGTGTCATTTCTAGTGTCCTGACGTTTTAATAAAACTCTCTAGTTCAGCAGCCCACGAATCTATTTCAGACAGCTTAGGCGATTTTTCTTCGGCAGCGGCCATTTTTGCGAGGCGCTTTAGTGCCGTTACCCTTTGAAGCAGGATTTGTTTTTTAGATTCGCTCATTTATTCTTCACATCCTCGGTTCCAGATTCTTAGCAACGGATTTCCGTCTTCGCTGGATATAGGAACTGTAATATGTTCCTGACACTTCGTACAGAGTAAATACCATCGCTCACCGTCAAAGGCTAAGTTTTGCTTTGGGAGCACGGGCCAGTTGCAGTTGGGGCATTTGATTGCGGTGTTCACCTCAACCTGAGATTCCTTTTAAGATGTCTTCTAGTCGTGTGAAGTATGTATCAAGCTCGCAATAGCTACAATAGAGGACACCATCGTAATACACGGCGTGACCTGCTACTTTTTCTTTACATTTTGTACAGCGTCCAAAAGTAAGTTCACTCATTTTCTTCCTCTGGAAACTCCTCAACCGGGAGCCCTGTTACTTCAGATTCGGAGGGGTATTCGTAAGAAACAACACACATACAGTTGATAATATTATCAGGGCTGCCGTCTGGGTCACCGGGGAATTGTAAGTCCTCCCCGCCGACATCGAAACTATCGTTAATATCGACAGTTTGACCGTCTGCTTCATCGTGAGCTGGACGGGGGTTTTCTGATGTTGTATTCCACGTTTTTGTGGCTCCATCTGGCATCATGTCGGTAGCGGTTTCGTTTGACGCGTAATTGAAAGCCGAAGCCGTCTCCGTGCGTGCGATTGTTCCCGCTCTACCTATAGACATATTATCAAAGTCATCAGTCAGGTTAGAAGCAATATCCGACGTGCTTAATCCTTCTGATACGCCGCTTCTCAAGGTATTGGCTAACCAGGCTTGGTCGGTGTCCGTAATCCCGTCTATTTTGCTGGCACCGTGGTCAGCTAGGAACTGGTCGGCATAATCCTGATAATCTGCTTTGGCTATCTTCTTAACGCCGTGCCAGTCCTTGATGAAAATCTCAGCCTCTTCCGCTCCGTTAGTCCATACTTTCATAAGAGCGGGCAGCCATAGGGGTTTGATAACCGTTTTGAAAAAAGCAGGAAGTCCTTTTAATGCTGTTTTAGTTGAGTGTGAGTTGAATACGTATTTTATTATAAGCGGTTTCTGTTTTTTATAGACGCCCCGGATGATGTGGTAGTTCTGTCCGGCGTTAAACGTTCCCTTAGAGTTCTCATGACCGATGAGGGTTCTCATGAGTAAAGCATGCCTGTGAAGATAATTTACCTTAGACCGCTTCGGCATCTACCTCAAAACCCCAAACGCAAGTATTAGAAAGAAAAGCCATATTCCTACGACCGCGAAGTTGGTTGCGTGGTCCTTCGTGGCGTTACGGTGTCTGAAACAGTAGGTCCTATACCCCTTCGGAACCAATCTGTTTAGCCTGATTTCCCTAACTTCTTTAAGATACTTTTCTATTCTTCGTTCTATTTTCTGCCTGTTCATTCTACCCACCTAAACACCCCCCATCAACTTTTTAATAACCCCCCAGCCGCGATTGTGTTTACTGGCGTGACAATCGTAAAGTGAGCAGGCTTCGGTAAATGCGCTTAGAATTTCGCCTGTTTCAAGACATCGAACCCGTAAGTTGTTCATTACACGACTATTTTTGCAGGTGTCGCATCTATCCATTAGTCGCTCGCTTTTCGAGAATAGAAATCACAGATAGCCGGGGCTTCATCTACGTTAGGAATATCAAAGCCCCTGGTTTCGCAGTGATACTTTCCATCTTTCCGAATAGCATGAGCGCAGCAATCGCACGGTAGATTCATTGTTTCCCCTTTAGATAATACAGCGTTTTCCTACCATCTTCGCGTGACAGTACCATTCCAACCAACCCTTTTTTATTAAGCTCTTTAAGGTTCCTTAGTGTCTGTACTACCCCGGTCTCGGTAAACGCAGCAAGTTCTTTAGGAGCGCACGGTTTCCCGATTACCGCCAGTGCACACTGGTAAAACTCATTTGGTTTAGTTTTCATGTTTCCTGCTTAGACGTTCTATCGCGTACAACGGCAGACTTACAGCTAGGTAGACGATAATAAAAATACCGAGTACTAAGCTGATATAGATGTAGTCAAGCAATGGCCACATTCAGCTCACCTCCTTTAAAGCAGTCCCGTAACGGCGCCCGTGTTTGTAGGCTTCACGGCACGAGTCGCAGTACTCTCTCGGACGGCCATCGTTCTCGACGTGTGCGCCCTGCGACCCGACCTTCCAGTTGGTTCTTATGAATTGCCTGCCGCACGGACAGTTTTTAACTTCCTCCCTCGGTTTCACCGGAAGTTTCCCCCTTTCAAATTAACGTAATCAATCTTTAGTGTTTCTACGTTTTCGGCCTGGTTTTTACGTTTTCAATAGCGCGTCCTTTAGAATCACCTCGATAACCGTAGCCTGGGGCATCATCTCCCTTGAGGCGTATCGTTCGACTTGATGTGCGAGTTCGGGAGTTAGCCAGATACTAAGCTTTTTCCAGCCATCCTCTTTTCTCCGGGCTACCCACGCTTTATGGTGTCTGTTTTCTGAATCAGTAGACATTTCTACCTCCTAATCCATTTAGGACGTTCCTTAATACGATGATTCCATGCTGCCGCATCCTCTACGACGTTCAGGTTATACGATTTATAGTCCATTAGATGAGCGAACGTAAGGTGGTGCGATTTACAAAGCGTGATTAGATTTGACTCTTCCATTTCTAGCTCTGGATACCAGTGATATGGCTTGATGTGGTGAACGACGTTGTTGCCCTTTGACCTCCCGCCGCATACCGCACACTCAGGATGCCTTTTTTTAAACCGCCGCCGTAGTTTAGGCCAATCGTCATTTCTCTTGTATGTAGAGAGTAACAGATTGTCTGCTTTAATTGTCATGTATCCTTTTGTCGTGACAAATCGGCAACGCAGTCATGAGTCAAGCCGAGGTGAAAAATTTGGCCAATGTTCGATGCTAAGGTTTTTTTAACTTGGCCCATGATGTCTGCACCGATTTATTTTTTAGGCATTGCGGTCAACGGATAAAGGAGATGAACCATGGCTAGGGGTAAGCTAGTCTTCGTCCGTTGATGTCCGCGCCTATTCTTGAGTCCCATAACGTCCGCTCCGCCAGGCTTCCCGTGCCGGCTGCGTTAAGAAACATCTTCTTTCGTTCCTAATTCGTTCAGTACTAAGTATTCCCGCTTTTTCGAGCGTACGAATCCGGGTGAGTATTATGCCGTATTTGATTCTACCGTACCGCTCCGCAAAATTAAGACACGCCTGGACCCGTACCATGCTGGACCCAGGCCGGTCGTAGAGGCAACGAATAATCCCTTTATCAAGGAGGTCAAGCTGCCCGTTCTTTGCTTCCCACTTATCGCGGTATTTTGATGTCTGCCGTTTCAGCGTGGTTGCCGTCCCCCTTACTAAGTTGTTCTATCTCTTTCCGTTGTTTCGCCTGTGCGTCTTCAATTCGTGCTATAGCTTCCCAAAGTGCGTCGTGTTCGTCTAGGTTGTTTTTATTTACCATTTCGTCCATTCAACCCTACCTCCCTTTTTAATGATTGATAATCAAAATCACCCCATACACCACAAGCACCGTCGCCAGTCCATTTAAAACACACGCCCAGTAAACCTTTAGTATAGAGAGCCACGGAAGTGATTTAAATTTTAGTTTTTTACCGTTGTTCATCGTCTAACTCCTAGCTCTTCCCGCAGCTCGTCAATAAGGCTGAGTAAATAACTTATGTCGTTCACTGTGGCATACATAGGTTCGCTGAATTTTGGAAAACACACTTTGTTCTCAGTGCACCCAGAACAGTTCGTAGGATTGATTTGTCCGCCGAGAACAGGACAATCTTCGGTGTATCCTACTTGCATCTTAAATCGCCTCGGCAGCAAGCAGCTTTAGGAGCTCCACTTCTGTCTTGAGATCGCCCCTTCTTTCGTGCTCACAGACTATGGTGTTCTTCTTGATCTGAATCTCTTTAAGCAGTTCAAAACGTGTTGCTGATAGCTGTTGATAGTCTGTGCTTTCGTGGATCGCCATTTCGACGGCGGCCTTTTGACTGTCTAGGTTTGGGTACACTAACTTGCCCACCTGGTTAAGCGTAGTGGCAGCATCAACGAAACACTTAGCCTGGAAGTGCTCTAATTCTCCCTTCAGTGCTGTGGCCACTACCTCGTTTTCTGCGATCTCATCAGAGAGAACTTTTATGTTGTTCCTTGAGGCCCGCAGTGCTTTTAGTATCTGGTCTGCCTTGTCGGTCATTACGACACCAACAACGGAAGATTTAAGTTCTATTTGGTTCATCTATACCATGTCCTTTTTTCTTTTTTTGCAGCCGGGAGATTAATCCAGATTAATTTTTTGTTAATCCAGATTAACTTTTCTAACGTCTGCATATACCCCAATGTAGGCTTAATACTTAAACCTTGCTATTTGACTCTAAAAGTAAAAAGAAAGGTAAGAAAGGGAAGCAATGTTAACCTGAGTTAACAAGATTGCTTCATTTAGACAAGAACGCGTAAACTAATTCTCAAGAAAGTTTAGGTATAAACGTAGCTTATTTGGTCCTAGTTTTCGGAGTGGTCGGTATCTTCCTCGCTGGGTGGAGATGGCCCATATATTAACCGCCGTAATTCAAGTGTGGCTTCTAGCACTTCTTGCTGAGGTGCAAATGTTTTTAGGTCTTCAAAGCAACCAACACCCTCTTTTAGTTTCGTCAGCGCGGCGTTTACTGTTCTTCCTAATATTTTGGTATCGTTGATTTCTTTCCATTCAAGTCCTGGAACGTGGAACAACTTTGTTTTTCGATCCGCCCAAACTGGCTGCTTATGATACACTTGTTCAAAATTGTGGAGTACGCGTTTTTTTTCTTCGTCCCTACTTTCATATGTCATTTCACCAAGCAGAGCCATACCTATACGATAGTCTTGTGGTGTCTGATATTGTAAAAAAGTCCTAAACAAGTTGCGTGTGTTAACTATGCAATTATCTAATCGTCTTGACACTTCAAGCGATAGATGTGTGGCATCCCAAGATACCCATTTTAGATCCTTAGCTCTTTCTAATTTCAAAAATGGCGCGTACCCCGTTTTATAGTGACACCTGTCAAACGCCCTTTGATCTGGACTTGGTGTTTGTGATGGTTTACGCCCGTTTTTCTTATGTACATCCCATTTCCCCTCACTGGACATATCCCTCTCCTACTATTTCTGCCTCTATTGTGTGATGGGCCTGACTAAGGGCCCTATCACAAAGAACCTGTATTCTACGCACGTATTCCCAGCAACGTGCTCTTTGATGCAGATCTGTTACAGAATTTATGTGATCTGCCCGTATACCCGCCAATGCATCTACGTGCAGGTCATAAAGATTACTCTCTATGACGTTGTTGTGCTCTAGCATTGACACGTCTGCTTTTATTTGTCGTGCGGTTTTTTGTTTGCCTACTTTTACCTCTTCTATTTCTTTATCGTGTTCTTCCTCCTCAAGCGTTAGTTCTTCCTTAATTGCTAGACGCTCTGCTATAAGCTGCTCACGCATCTGGGGATCTTTTACGTCGGCAAGTTTACGTGCGGTTTCGGGGGTGATCTCCCCTTTGGCTATTGGTAATATAAGTTCTTCGGGGACGTCTTTGATTGCTTTAATACGCTGTCTTATGTCGCTTACGGTTGCCTTTTTTTCTACGCGCTGTTTCAATAGCTCGTCTCGGGCAGCCGGTGCGTCTTTTTCTAATGCTCTTGTTTCGAAAAGGTCTATGTGTGTTGCTTCTTCTGGGAAGTCCATAGATCTATGGTCTTCTCTCTCTTGTGCTGCCGTTACATATTGTTTTATAACCGTGGGCGCGATTCCTGTCGCTTTGGTCATAGCCTCATAACCTTTATCTTTTTCAAACCCCCCCTTAAATTCTCCGTTCGCTCTTCCCGCTTTGTATTGCGCGTATATTCTTTTCTCCAAAGAAGCGTCCTTGACGCCCTTACGCATAAACAAGACTGATAATCTTATGTTCTGCGCTTCGAACGCCGTTATGCCATAGACTTTAGCACGGATTATATCCCAACCAAGAATCGTGACTGCTCTCCATCGACGTTCCCCATCAACAATCTCAAACTTATCTCCGACCTTACGAACGGAGATCTCTTCTAAAAGTCCATGTTCTTTTATGTTTCCTGCAAGTGCTTTTAGTTCATTTTCGTCAAACTCTTCTCTTGGATTATCTTCCGATGGAACTATAAGATTCAATGGAAGATCTAACATTTCATATTTTGTCATTTCGCTTCTACCCCCTCAATTATTTCTTCGGTGATACCTTTGGTTATCTTTAGGTCTGCTGACTCTTCCCCCCGGGCGAACATGTCGTCTATCTCCTCCCCGCTTTCTACTAGATGTATCGAACCATCCCATCGAAAACGCAGTCCTAATTTCTCAAGTTCTTTATTCAAATGATCTAATCCTACTTCATTTGCCTCTACGAGTAAGCTGGTGACAAATGTATCTAAATTATCGTAAGTCACTGTTTGTTCGATAAGTTCTTTTTTGGTAACGCTGCCCTGGGTAAGGTCCGCAATGATTTCATCTTTAATAGTTTTAAAATCTTTTTCGTTACTCATTTTTTCGCTTCTCCTTACAACACTTCATCAACTTCTTAATCACGTCCTCAAAGCTCTCCCCAAACTCCCCCCACGATTTGAGCTCCGCGTGGGTTTCATCGTTCACTACTATAGTTTTCATCCCCACATAAACCTCCTGTACTACATACAAAGCGTATATTCTATATAAACGTATTTCTAGGAAAAAGAAAAGAAAAAAAAGTTAATCTGGATTAATCGGCTTCACTTAAACAACAGGACGTACACTACTTCTTGCGGGTTCCACTCCCCGCCAAACCGTTCTAACCACGCTTCTTTAAAGCTCTCAAGGTCAGGATACCCTGCGCTCTTTGCGTCGAGGTCTTTGAACCTACCTAACGGGCGGTCGAACACGTCTGCGAGCTCAAGCGATTCGGCTTTGATGAGCGGTTCTACTACCGCGTCCTTTTGCATCCCCGGCTTGCGCTTCCGCTCTATTAAGACCCTTTTCTTCCCGGACTTTAGTGCTTCGTAATCTTCTGCTGACATTACAAGCGTAGGTCTGTACGGGGTGATATGCTCTAATCGTCGTTGCGTTAATTCCGGTACTGGTGTTTCAGGTTCGTCGCGTGCCTCGTAGACCAGGAGCCTAGCTCTATCGCTAGTGAGCTTCGGGTGCGTCGCGATTTCTTTAGCTACTTCGCGCTGCCGTTCCTTGTCAGGGATGTGGGATATCTCATACGCTATTCGGTCGGTTATCGCGCCTTCTGGTATATTCCCCCGCTGGTCTGCCGGTGCGACTAAATCCTGTACTTCCGGGTCCAGGTCGGTGACGAGTTTAATGTATTGATTAATCCTGGCGGTTGAGATGCCAAGCTTGCGTGCCATTGCTCTTTGATTTGGGTACTTTGAACTAAACCTTTTCTGGAGTTCTAAAAGAGTCCTTCCCATCTCGACGCCGCGCAGCCCTCGGCGGATTGTTGATACGAGGCCGTATTCCAGGACTTCATCGTCTGATTTGGATAAAATGATGATTGGAACGGTAGCATGCTTTGCCTTGATCGCGGCCTGCAACCTGCGGTCCCCGTCAAAGACTTCATAATAGTGTCCTTCTTCGTCGGGTTCTTCGAGAGGACGAACTCGTATTTCAGTTTCTACGCCGCGAACCGCGATGCTTTGTAGTAACTCTGAATCGCTTTCTTTGTCTATCTCGGTCCGTGGATTGAACCGATTAGGACGAATAAGCTTAGTGCTGATAAAAAGCCGTTTCGTTTCTTGTGGTAATTTTCTTTCGGTTTCTTTTTCTTCTTTTGTGGTTGCCATGTTCCTTCACCCCTCCATAAGTGGGAAATGGTCAATGCAGCCTTGAGTATTAAGCTTATTGGTTTGTGGTATAATAAAGCTGTGTGACAAGTTGCTGTTACAGGGCAATATTGCGGAGAGAGGACAATTAACGGCGTTTATTTTCGTTCTCTAGCTCCTTGATTCGCCTCTCTAAGTTATCAATGAAAATTGCTATCTGCGCAACGAAATAAATATCAGCTTTGGTTTGGCTTGGTAGCGGGTTATCTCCAATTAATTTTTGAATCCGTTGCCGCGCAGTTTTAACTCTCATTTGGTAATAACTACCCTTGTTTTTATTCATCTTCTCGTAATCTTCCATGATTGCCCCTCCTATTTAAATAGAAAGTTCACAGCTAAATTCATTCGGCAGCTTGACATTGTTCTTATTCTCCCACCCGAAATAACGTTCTGCATCGTCAGGGTACAACCAACCTTTTTCTATTTGCCCTTCAATTTTTGCATTTGCCTCATCTTCCCAGCCACGCACTCGCATGTGGGTCGGATTGATACACCTTCCTCTCAACTCTGGTTCCTGAAATTCGTCGCAAACCATGGTGATCCGCTTCAATGGGAGCCCTTCATACTCTATATAGTAAAGCACCCTCCTTACTTGCACCCACGCACCGTGACGCTTATCCAAATCTTTAGGACGTAGCCACATCTTTTCGTTTGATTTTACTGGGTCCACGAGAACCCAATGACAAGGATACCCACAACCTTTTGCTTTAGAACGGATGGTTCTCAAGATTCGCTTTCGGTCAGCGAAGATGGGAATATCTAGAATTTCTACCATGTTTGCAAGAACGACGTACTAGTATTTAAAAATAGTTAAAATAACATAACTACTATACCTCAAATCCAAAGAAGATGACCCCTCTCTCATCATTCGTGTTCTGCTGTGCTTCGTTAATTATATATATAAAGAACAACTAATAAAGGCAGGAAGACTAGGTTATAATAGGTTCTTTTTTTGTGGGACTAGGTTTTTGTAGTCATAGTGGTATAGTGGTTACGCGATTTCCAATATTTAGTTACTTTATTTATTAATCTAGATTAACGTCCACATCACAATCTTTATTATCTCACCTTGTGATTCCTAGACCATGCCATCAATAAAGCTGGACCTCACAACCGAACTCGCTGAGAAGATTGAGAGAGATACTCTTGATAACGGAGTTCCCAGGGCGAAGGTTATACAGCACGCTATTGAGTGGTATTATTCTTCCCCTTCTCAAGAGGCCGAACAGCTAAGGGCTGAGAACGCTCACAAGGATGAACTACTCGCAGCAAAGGATCATGAGAACCAGGAGCTACGCGCTAACCTTGAATGGCTGCGTGGTGAATATGCGTTAGCTACCACTCGCTTGCTCCCCGCTGCAGAAAAAGTAATGATGCCGTGGTGGGCTAGGTTGAAGCAATGGTTGTTCGAGTAGGAGTTCGCTTTATCCTTATTTTACGAAATGAATAAGGCCGTAGCGCCCTCCGCTACTAAACAAAAGAGTTGTTTTGTTCACTGTGCATAAAAAAGAAAAGTAGTATCCGAAGATACTACGCGACTACCTCGTTCTGTTTCCTGCCCCTTGACGCCTTAACCACCGCGTACAGCAGCAGTAATACGAATACTACTATCACCAATACGCCTACAGGTCCGAACAGCGCAAAGAAAAACAGCGCCATGAATCCTAGTATCACGAGCAGTACTAGGAAAGCTATGATAGCGACCCCTAGCGTGAAAAATATATTAGCCATGTATTTCACCTCCTTTTTAATGTAAGACCAGCATAGTCCCAGCGATAATAAAAACAAGGGCCCAGAAAACAAACACCACTATTAACCCGATGATTACTCCCCGCGCAAGTCCACTTAGTTTTTTGTCTGGTAGGGTTCTAGGATCAATCCAGTCTTCTGAAATAGGGATAGGTTTCATTGTTCGGCCTCTTGTCGCTGGCGTTCTGCTAGTTCTACCATCCGTGGAATAAGCGTTACATCTTTGGCGTGTTCTTTACAGTAAGGAACTCCGTCTACAATCACAACTTCATCTTCCCAGAGTAGGTGCAAGGTGTACGCACAACAAATAAAAGTCATTTTTCAAACCTCACTTTTCTGCTAAGACATAATCACACATATCATGACCACTATCATCATAACGGTGATACTGGCATAATCGGCAAGCAGATTCTATAAGCATCATACCGGCTTTTAGACACATTGTCGACCATCGAATTTTACGTGAAGTCATTTTTCAAACCCCTCACTTTTCTTCTCTGCTAAAATCAGCTAAGCAAGTATTCCCACCGTTTGAACACGGTACAACCCACCCCGAACCAGTCCAAACATCTTCTAATTTTCCGCGGCAACTCGGGTGTCGCTTAATTACATCCCCATCGACAACACATTGTTTATTCCGCCAAAACGGGCAGTCTATTAACTTAGTCATTTTTCAAACCCCTCTTTTTTCTTCTATTACAAAAGCCTCACAAGCATCATCTACCCACAAATATGGAACCCAACTCTCACGGCCTAAATAGCTCCTGACATACAGGGCCTGTTTATCATCATTGTAGCCGAGTATTACGCATGGCATGTCTTTGATGACTGCAACTACTGGATGCTCTACACCTATTGCGGCTTTGATGTTGTGCATTTTTCAAACCTCATCTAAAATGAACCCGCCGCCGTTCTCCTTGTTCCAAATGAACGCAACACCGGCCCAACACTCCCTATATTTCGGGCAGTCCTTACATTTACTCAACTTATCTAATTTAACATCTCGCCAAGTACGCAGATTATTCATTTTTCAAACCCCTCATTTTTCTTTCTGCTTACAGAAATGGTCTTTCAGTGCAGTAATAAAATCAATAGCCTTGAGGTCGGCCCACGTATCTGCTTCGGTTTCTTCCAGCACGTTAATAACTTCATCGAGTTTGATTAGGGTATCACCTATGTCCTCAATAATAATTTCTACCCCGCTTAAAGGTGGTTTAAGTGTACATTTTTCTCCTGTTTCAAGGCACACTTCAAGAAAAGACGGCGAGAGGACCCCCGGGACGTTTTGCATAGTTTCAATACATAGATGGCAAGTCATTTTTCAAACCTCATTACGTTCTCCGTTAAGATACAAAATCTATCTTTTGTATCATCTGGTGGCGTTCAAATCTACTACCAACATAAAGCTCCCACCTTGACTTGATGGACCGTACTGACTATTTCCCGCGAACGACGCCGTTACCGTAACAATACCGAGCGGCACGTTCAATGATCCCGTGGTGAACTGTGCATAACCGTTAGCGGAAGATACCGTTCCTATAAACACACCATTCACGTAGCAGTTGATTGGTAGGTTCGGAACTGCGTGGCCGTTAGCGTTTACCCAGGCAGTAAAAGCGATTGGTTCCCCTTGGATAACTGCAACGGGCATCATGCTTATTCCCATCACGGTAGGCGTTATCGGGGTAGGTAAAGGTGTAGGGATAGGAGTAGGTATAGGAGTAGGTATAGGCGTTACTGTCGGCGTTGGCGTGGCTACAATGGTAGGCGTGGGTGTAACAACGGCTCTAGAAACAGCGGAAGTCGTAGTAACGTTAGTCGTATTCAATTGGTTATTTGGTGCCGGGATTTGGGTTGTGCAGCCAGCTATTCCTATGGCGCAGATAATGAGCGCGATAACTCCGAAGATTACAATTTGTTTCATTTTTCATTCCTCTTATCGTCACAATCAAGAGCACGGTTAATAATAGTATCCATAGACTCACCGGAGATACCTGCTTGACGGAGGCGGGCGTGCGTTTCGTCTTTAACAGTTATTGTCTTCATCGCTACTCCATTTTACCGTCGCAGCCGCGCACATCGCATGGGCGTCCTTTGCGGTTTATTATTGGTATCCAAATGTGACCGTCGCTGCACCACCGCGCGCCAGTGCTGTCAAACTCACCGGAATCGTTCAGCTCTGCACATTGTTTACACTCTACAAATTCCGGTTCGTCCTTGAACTGTGCTTTGTAGGTTTCATAGTCAGGTAGTTCGTCGCCGGTAACTACACCAATATCAGGTTCGCGGCGCGATGACTTCCGAATCATAGAGTATGGCATTAATCCCATGTTGTTCCACCTACTAACCTAATAGCTTTAATAGTATTAATAGTTATCGTAGGTAATTGTATTGTCAACGCGACAAAGATACGAGCAACCCACTAAAGAGCGACCTCAAGTATATATACGATGTTTAAAAACGCGTTTGCTCTACGCATTGGGCTTGAATTGAAAAGCAACGCTGAAAGGGGTATAGTTATGGTATAAATGATAGGTTAAAAAAGAGAAAGAGTGAAAGAATATCGCTATTCTTTCTTTGCTAACTGACTACGCAGTTTCAGCATGGCTCCATTCGTCTCAAACGTTACTCCCGCTACATAGCCCACTATAAGCGAAGAGAAAAATGCAGGCACGAGGACCTGTCCGCCGGTTGCTAGTGAACCCATAACGGCGAGTACCGCCATTACAGAAACAACTATCTTATGGACTGCAGGGCTTACGTCTACCATTAACTGCGTAAGGACGATTCCCAAAATAACGCCGACGAACACAGAAATAAAGTTTATCGTATTTGCGTCTATTATAACACCTCCTTTTATTTTATTCTCTCCAGTGGTGGTGCTTCTTAGTTACAAGCACCCTTACAATTCTACTCGTTGAAGGCTCGTAGTATCTTTTATGCTTGTGGTGATGGTGGTGCCACTCTTCTTCGTTCATGCAGAACCTCCGGCGTAGGTTGTCTGGAATGCGTATGTTGCCGCTGTTACTTCAGATACCGGAATCGTGTAAGCCCCGGTCTCGTCGGTTGCGCCAGTTGCACCACTTACGTCTGCAAAGGTTCCGTCTGTTTGCTGCATCTGCAACTGAATAGTCTGGTTCACTGGTACTGAACCATCGGCTGCGGTGAGCATACCGGAAACAGCGAATACTTCATTTACATTGGCTGTTGACACGCTCGCAACTGCTGTTAATTGCGTAACAACGGTTGGCTCGATAACGTCTACATTAACTTGGTTACTTACTGCTGCTGAATAGTTTGTCATGTTTATCACCTCCATAAAATTTTACCGTAAAATAAGTGCATAAACAAATCCTGCTACAAGTCCACCGATAATAAGCATAGCGATAGCCCACATAGCATCGTTGAACTTTGATCTGCTCTCTTCAATCTTCTTAAGTAGTTCATCTTTTATTACTATGTCGTTAGCGTCTTGTTCATCGAGTCTTTTTAGTATTTTTTCACTTTGGTCCCCTAACTGGTCTATCTCACAGTCGTGGCGAATTAATATATCATGGTCGCTTTCCATGGTTAAACCTTCTTAGCGAGTTCTGCTTCTACCTGTTCAAGGGTAACGCCGTTTTTCTTTAATAGATCAATCAGCATGGTCGTCTGTTTCAAGAGCTCTGAGTCCTGAGCGCCCAAGTGGTTCATTACCTGCTCAATTTCGTGGTAGGTTTTCATTGTCGTCTTAAACGCCTCGTCTGCCTGTATCTCGCTTTTATTGGACTGCACACCCTGGCCTACCATAATCACGCTTAGGAGGGTTAACTGTAGGAAGGTCTGGGATATCCATACCACGAGTAACGCGACAAGCGTGGGGAGAATCCCGAGTATCGCTAATAGTCCGAATACTGCTAGGACTGAGAAGAAATAAGCACAATACATTGTGCCGACGCTTTCAGTTACTACAACCGCGAGTCGTGCGTTGAAGCCTCTCTCCTTTGCCTTTTGCCTGTGGAGCTCGTTTACGTTTGCAGGTTGGTGTGTGTCGTGTTTGTGTTCGTATAAGGGTTTCATTTGATACCCCCCCTTAACTTATGTTAGTGGTAGGTTCCCGAATGTGTGAGTTGCCAAAGTTATGAATATCACAATGAAGAGAAACGCCACTGCACCCAATGCACCGAGTATCCAGCGGTTCACGTACGTTTTATTCTCGTCGAATTTTGTTCCTAGTGCGCCGATCTCCCTTAGTAAGGTTACGTTCAGTTCGTCTTTAACGTTTTGAGTCGATTGTGCCACGTCTGAGCTTAATGAGTTCATGCGTTCGTGAAACTCCTTTTGCGTGGAGCCAATCTGCTGATTAATCGTTTTTTCTGTGGCCGTAATCCTGTCGTTTAATATGGCTCGTATGGTGTCAAGCCGCGCCGTAAGGTCGGTAGCGAGAGTGACTTGTATGTTCCGGGCGTCGATAAGTTCTTGGTTGTGCCGCTCGACCGAGATCTTGAGTTGCGTCAAATTCACCTCTAACGTTGTCCGATCCAACCGCAACTCGTCGCTAAACTGCTCTAAATCTTCCACGTCCTTCTCTAGGCGCAGTATGCGATATCTGGCAGAATTGTCGGTTCCTTTTTCGGACAAAAACCCGTCGTGGTCATTTAGTCCACTTCTAGATGTGTTTCTCTTTGTTACCATCTTTCACTG